TCAGGAACCTCGAATCGTCGACGGTGCCCATGCGGTCGACCAGCTCGAGCTCGAGTTCGGCGCCGCCGGACACCCACGCCCCGGTGGGGTCGATGCGCCACCGCTCGTCGGTTTTGACGGTCTGGACCCGGAACCACCCCAGGCTGACGTATTCGGTGCCGCCCGATGGCAGGACCACGCCGTAGCGGATCTGCAGTTCATGTCCCCACGGGGTGATGCGGGTGGCTTCCTGCCCGACCACGGGCACCCAGGCGCCGGTGGCGTCGGCGACGGTGACGGTGCCGGTGCTGCGGATGTCTGCGTCGTCGTCGATGGTGATGGTGCCGCCGGTGATCGGCACATCCCCGATGGTCATCTGCCCGCCGTACCAGACGTCGCCGCGGATGACTATCCGGTGGGAGCTGCGGACAGCGGCGGCGAACGTCGCCGACACCGGCAGGAGCGCCATAGCTACGCGCCCGGGTCGGGGTTGCGCAGGACCTCGAGCCACGTCGCCTTACTGCTCATCAACGCGTTCCAGCTCGAGTACAGGGCCTTGACCGTCGCCCATGTGTAGACGGGGAAGAACAGGCCCGGGTCGGGCCGGCCCGCGGGGATGAGCTCGGTGTGCCACTGCTGCCGGGCGTCGGTCGCGTCGAAGTACATCGCGGTTTCGGTGAGCTCCCCCATCGCGAAGAAACCGCCACGCCAATACCAGGAGGTGGGGGTGCGCAGCTGGATGACCGGCACATCCGCCAGGGCGACGAGCGTGGCCGCGGCGGCGGCCGTCTGCGTCAGGATGTCCATCACCGAGGCGGGTTGGCCACGCCGGCCGGTGATCACGATCGCCTGATCCGCGACCAATGGCCGTAGCTGCGCCATGTCCCGGGCATAGCTGCGGCTGGGCCATTCCAGCGCCGTCCAGGTCATCGCCAGGGACGGATTCGATGGGTCGATCACCCACGGGCAGCCGGTCGCCACGTTCAACGTGACGGCGTTGGATGCGGCTGACTCCGTCGACGGCACGCCGGCGGCGTCATAGCCGATCAGCGTGTACGTCAGCGCCACCCCGAACGGGGCCTCGAAATCGGTGACGATCGTCGGCCCGACCCCCACCGGTTTACGGACCGCTGCGCGTACCGGTTCCTTCCCCGTCGACGAGTTGCGGTTCACGGTGACGGTGACAACCCCGGCCGGTGGGGTGAACACGATGTCGACCCGCGGGCACGGTGATGCGTCGGTGTGCCCGGTGGCGGTCGCGGCGGCCGGGGTGGTGGTCACTGCGCCGGCCTGCCGGACAGGATCCGACGGGCCAGGACCCGATTCTGCGCCACCGTCACCTTCGTGACGGCCCGTTCCACGACCTGCCCGTCGAGTACCAGCTGGAACGTCGCGCCGGCGAGTGGGTTGGCCGGCGAGCGCGGGTCCGTTGATGTTGATCTTGTGTGGGTGGTGGCGGTCCGGGGCATCGGCGCCGGTGGCACCGGCGCGGCCGCGGGCGCGGCAGACAGCCCGACTGCACCGAGGATCGATTTGACGCCGGGGATGCTATGCAGCTTGTCGATGAGTCCCTGGATCATGTTCTTGATCGTGTCGATGGTCCCGGAGATCGCGCTGGAGATGCTGTTGAAGATCCCGACGATCGTGTCTTTCGCGGTGCGGAACGCGTTGACGAGCCAGTCCAGAGCGGTCGTTTTCGCGTTCATGAACAGGCTACGGATGCCGCCGATGATGGTGGCGATGCCGGACTGCACCAGCCGGAACGCGGCGAGGATGGCGTTTTTGGCGGTGGCGAACGCTGCTGCCAGGGTGTTGACGGCGGTTTTCAGCGCACCGAACACGGTGGTACGCAGGAAGTTGACGGCCGAGGCGATGCCGTTGCGGATGGCGACCCAGACGCCGATGATGCCGCGGCCCGCGGCGACGATGGCGTTCCACAGTGCCCGGGCGTTGGCGGCGAGGAACCGGAAATAGTTGATGATCACGCCGACGACGGCCGTGACCGCCGCGCGTAGCAGATTCCAGACAGCCACGATCCCGGTAATGACGTTCTTGAAATGCGCCCACATGAAAATGATCGTGGCCACGATCACCCGGATCAGGATCTTGACGGCGGCGACGACCGTGGCGATGCTCGGTGTCAGGAAGCGCCAGGCGACGATGATCGCCTTGACGACAAACTTAACGGTGGCGACGAGTTGTGCGAAGCTCGGGGACACGAAACGCCACACGGCGATGATCGCCTTGACGACGACGACCGTCGCGGCCCACAGGAACTTGTAGTAATCGACGATGTAACCGAATACCCTGCGGATGACCGCCCAGATTTCCTGAAAGGTCGGCTGCAGGTCGTGCCAGGCGACGCCGATCGCCGCGGCGATCTGACCAGCGGCGGCCGCGAGCCTACGCCACAGCGGAATGATCCGGGTCTGGAAAACGTCCTGGATCACGGCCCACACCTGACGAGCGGCGGCCGCGACCCTACGCCACAGCGGAATGATCTGGGTCTGGAAAACGTCCTGGATCACGGCCCACAGCTTCGCCGCTGCGGCCTTGATGGCCTCCCATGCCTTCAGAACGGCGGCGCGGAATGTGGCGTTCTTTTTCCACAGGACCACGATCGCGGCGATGAACAGGGCCAGGCCGGCGACCACGGCGAGGATCGGCAGTACCAGCGGCGCGGCCAGTGCGTTAGTAATGGCCAGGGCGACATTGAGGATAATTATGGCGGCGGCGAGGGCCAGCACCGCGGCGACGATCGCGACGAAAATTTTCGGGTGTTTCCCGGCCCATTTCGCTACGCCGGCCAGGATCGACGTGAGAGCGGTCATCGCTGGTAGCAGGGCCTGCCCGATCGCCGCTTTGCTGTTTTCGAATTGGGCGGCGGATCGTTGCTGCGCTCCGGCGAGCGAGTCGGATTCGCGGGCGAACTGGCCCGCGGCTTTCGCGCCCTGTCCGGTGATCAGCGCGAGCAGGGCATTGGTTTTCGCGGCCTTGAACGCGCTGCCGGTGAGCTTGTCGGTGCCGTCATGCAGCATCCGTGCGTTCACGTCGGCCTGTTTGACGCCGATGGCATAGCGTTCGATCGGGTCGGTTTCGCCCCGCAGCGCCGACGACAGGGCCTCGACTGCTTCCTTTGTCGTGCCGCCATATGTGGCGGCGAGGTCGGCGCCCATTTTGATCAGGTTTTTGGTTTTGCCGAGGACCTTGTCATGCGGTATGCCGAGGTTGCCCAGCTGCGCGCCGACGATCGCGGCCATGTTGGCGTATTCGGTGGCGGCCAATCCCACACTGTCGGCGGCGGCGGCGGCCCAGCCCTTGATGGTGGCGGCGGATTTGCCGAACACGGAATCGACGGCGCCCATTGCCTGCTGCTGTTCGGAGGCCGCGTCGATGACCATGTCGGCGCCCTTAAGCGCCGCCACGCCAAGCGCGGCGGCGGGGATCGCCGCCTTCCTGATCCCCGCGGCCCACCTGTTTGTGCTATCGCCGGCGCCCTTAAGTTTCGCGGCGGCCTGTGTGGTATCCGCGACGACCTTGACGATCAGTGTGGTCCCGGGCATTAGCGGTCCTGTTGTTTGTCGAGGAGCTCCAGGGCGGTGGCGATGGTGGCGTCATCCTCGTCCCACCACGCCGACGGAGCGGTCGCGGTGGCCAGGGCTATGGCGACGACCATCCGGGCCCTGGATCCGGCGGGGTAGGGTCCACGTCGTCGCCACCCTCGGTGTCTTGGATGGGCTGTATCTGCAGGACGTCTTTCTCGAATTGGCCCAGGGGCAGCTGCAGGAGTCCGAGGCGGCCGACTGCGTGCCAGCAGACGTAGTTCTGGAAGAAGAACACCCCGTCGGTCATGCTCGGCCAGTCGCGGTGCCGGGCCCGTTCCCGGTCGAACGCGACCATGTCAGCATTGGCCACATCGACCTCATGTTCGGTGCCGTCCTGCATGTACAGGCGGAATCGGGGCGCGGTCAGCTTCTGGTCGCTCATGTCAGGTCGCTCCATGGATCGTGGACACGATGTGGGTGATGCGGGTGTCGATCGCGGCGACCGCGGCCGGTTGCGACGCCTGCAGGGTTTCGGCCAGCCACGGCTGGGGGGCGATGTTGTGGCCCGGCCACCCCCAGTGGATAACCCCGGCGTAGGGGATGCCGGGCCCGCCGGCGGTGACGGTCGCGGTGGTGCGGTCGGCGATGGGGCGGGTGGATCCGGCGAGGCGGCCCGTGCGCCGCGGCGCCCGGCCCCGGGAGGCGTTGGCCATCCGTACCGCGATTCGTTGGTTCACCGCGGACATGTCGGTCATCGACCTGGCCGCGGCGGCCATCGTGGCCGCGAGCCGGTCAGCGCCGATGACCTCCACACCGCCGGTGGTCATACCGGGACGCGTTCCCGGGCGGTAGTGGTCATGACGGGGCTGGTGCCCCACACCGGGTCACCGACGATGTCCCATTCGAAATCCACGGACATGTTCTTTTTCACCTCGTCGCCGCCGACGTCGAGGGGGTCGACGGTCAGGGTGCCGGTGACGGACTTTCCGGCGGCGGTGTTCGGGGTGAACACGAAAGAGAAGCTGACGCCTTTGTTGTCCCATGTGAAATCGACCATGCCGCCGTCGGACAGGTCGAGCAGGACCGTGCCGGTCAGCTTCGCGGTGTAGTTCGCGGCGCCGGCGAGGGTGTCCCCACACAGGGTCGCGATGTCGTCCTCTTTATCTTTCGACCACTCGACCATGGCGGCCGACAACTGGCACGACAGGTCCAACATGTCGGGTGCGGTGCTGCCGATGGTGAGCTCACCGGGCCCGAGTTTCGTAGTGGTGCCGGCCATGTCTCCTCTTCTCTTAATTCGTCACGTTGAAGATCAGTACCGGGACGTTGCCGCCGTCGGCGACGATCACCTGCCCCGGTGCGATGGTCGTGATCTGGTAGGCGGCCAGGGCGGTGGCGACCGGGTCGATCAGGGCATCCCCCGCCGCCACCGTTGACATCGGATCACCGCCGGGCAGCGCGACGCAGGTCTGCCAGTCGGTTTCCGCCAGGCACATCGTCACCGGCCGGGCGGTCTGCCATGTCGGCCACACGTCCCATACCGCGATCGGGTGCGGCTGGACCGGGTGCGCCGACAGGGTGATCGGGTCCCCGTTGAACGTGGCGGAGACGCCGTCCAGCGCAGCGACGAGTTCGGCCCGTATCTGCGCCAGATCGACCATGACAGTTTGGTCAGCGGTCCGTGGGGACGCACCGCAGCCGCAGCCGCGTGGTCACGGGTCGTAGGACGTCATCGTCGTCATCCCACCAGTCGCCATCGTCGTCATCCCCTCGGCCACGACCGGCGGTGCGCAGCACACTGTCGATGTCGAGGGCCTGCAGGTCATCGTCGCGGCCGCGGCTGGAGTGCCGCACACCGGGCCGGCAGGACCACAGGGTCCGGCCGTCGTCGATCAGGAC